TTTTCGATTAGGTCGCTATTGATCTGCTAGAATTCACTCAGGTAAAGCGGGAGGGAGTGGCAATGCCGCACCCTCTTTTTTTTGGGCTACGATTTTTCCGTATCCCTGCGACCGCCTCCAATGCCCGCCAATAGCTCCTACCTGATGGCTGCCAACAAGGGCAAGAAGAAAAAGCCCAAGGCCGGCAAGAAAGAAGTGAAAAAGGGAATGAAAAAGTGAAGACAAAGAACGTGCCAACGGACAAAGCCTTGTACTCCCGTGTCAAGGCTGACGCTAAGCGCAAGTTCAAAGTTTACCCGAGCGTTTATTCTAATTCGTGGCTCGTTCGCGAATACAAGAAACGTGGAGGTAAGTACCGTACATCTACGGTGAAGGGCAATGGCTGAAAAAGCGCGAGGTGGCCTTGGCAGATGGTTTGCCGAGGATTGGGTTGACATCAAGACTGGCAAGCCTTGCGGAAGGAAGCCAGGCGAAAAGCGTAAAGGCTATCCAGCCTGTCGGCCGACCAAGCGCGTCTCAGCTCAAACCCCTAAAACTGCATCAGAGCTTTCTGAAAAAGAAAAGAAAAAGTTTAAGCGGGAAAAGACAAGCTCAAAGAAGATCGGTTACCAGCATAAACGCAAGAAGCGTCGCTAGTATTTGGCCATGGCACCTAAACCTGTCAAAAACAAACGCAAGACCGCTGCTTTCTATGCGAGCAACCCAGAAGCTCGCAAGAAGAAAGCCGCTTACGATAAAAAGTATCACTCAACACCTGAACGCAGGCAATACAGAGCGGAACTCTCAAGAGAGCGGAGGGCTCGGGGAATCGCAGGCAAGGGTGGCGATGATTTAAGCCATACTGCAAGCGGCGGTTTTACTAGGGAGAACCCTTCGGTCAATAGGGCTAGAAACGGCCAAGGGGATAATCGCAGGCTGGCTTCCAGCAGGCGCAGGACACGTCGCTAGGCTGCTTTTATCAGCCGCAGATCAATGGCCGTTCCCGAGCGCGTTAAAAGCAAAATAAAAGAACTTGGGTTATCAGGTGTCAACAAGCCCAAGAAGACTCCTGGCCACGCTACTAAGTCTCATGTAGTGATGGCGAAAGAAGGGGATACCTATAAGGTGATTCGCTTCGGCCAGCAAGGTGTAAGCGGTTCGCCAAAGAAAGAAGGGGAGTCGGCTTCATACAGGGCTAGGCGGGAATCTTTCAAAGCTCGCCATGCAAAAAATATAGCCAAGGGGCGGCTTTCGGCTGCATATTGGGCTGATCGCCAAAAATGGTAGATTAGCGCAATTCTTCTTCTGTAATTTTAGCCTTTAACTCAGCCACGTATCGCCTCAGCTCCGCTGCTTTTAGCAGATGCCATTTATCAAGCGTCTGGAAATACATTTCGTTATGATTGTCAATACCTTTCAGGCAGCAACGAATTAACTCATTCCACTTTTCCCTGGCAGGCGTATCCCAGGTTCGCCTTTCCATAGCCTTAACAATAATTCGATTGCATTTTAGCGGCAGCTCTTCGCTAGACTCACTTCAAAGCCACCTCCTAGTCCAATGACCGTCTCTGGCGCCTACCGCTCCTCCACCAACATGCGCGGTGGGCAATCTGCCAGCGCAGTGGACGAGATCCTGTCCGGCATCGTTCTCTGCACTCGCGGCATGAAGAACTGGACCTTCATCCTGCCTGATGCCTTCACCAAGGCCCAGCTCGATGCGCTGCTCCCCGCCGCTCCCGTCGTCACTGGCACCAAGACCATTACCTATAGCGGCACCGCTGGCTACACCGCGATGAGCGGCGGCGAGCGGACTGCCATGGTGGCTGCTTTCCTTGCGAAGGGCTACACCCTCGACTGATTCGCATTCCAGATTACAGGCTTGTATTTTTTGGTTTGCACACTTTACTTGCGGCAAATCTTCAAGTTGTTTAGCTTGAATTTGTCATGAGAAATAGGCCGGGCTGGAGGGCTCGGCTTTTTTTTGCTATTATCTGGGTGAGAGAGGCAGTGCCTCGCAGCAAGGACAGCGGTGCTGTGAAGCTGAATCAACAACGGCTAGGCCGTAAATCTGTTCCTCCGCTCCCAAGACAATGCTTCTCGCAGGCGTCCCCCTTATTCCCGAACTCTTCCTCGACTACCAGCAAGAAGAGATCCGCGACAAAAATGCTCTGGTGACTTCGGGCCTCATGGTCACGAATGCTGCCATCCAGGCTGAATTTGCCAAAGGCGGCAAAACCATTGACCTGCCTTTCTATGGCGATCTGACCGGCGATTCGGAAATTGATTCCGATACCGTTGCTTCGACCCCCACTGACATCGCTGGTGACCTGCAGGTTGGCGTTCGCAACATGCGCCGGAAATCCTGGAAATCCAGTGACCTTGCTGCTGATCTTTCTGGCAGCGACCCTGCTCAGGCGATTGCCCGTAGCACTGGCCGCTACTGGATTCGTGACATGCAGGTTGTCACCCGCAACATCCTGAACGGTCTGTTCAACACTGGAGGGCCCCTTGCTGTCAGTCACACTGTCGGCGGTGCGACCACCCAGCTCTCTCCTGGTCTGATGGTTGACGGCATCGCCAAACTTGGTGACGCTGGCGACGAGCTGACCGGTGTGATGATGCACTCCGCAGTGTATTACGCGCTGATGAAGCTGGACCTGATTGTTCCTGCCTCTACCACCTCTCAGCTCGACACTCGTCTGTCTGCTGAAGCGCTGGAGAAAGGCACTTACTACGGTCGCCCGGTGTTTGTTGATGACCGCCTGCCTTTTGAAACAACTGGTGGCGGCCCCGGCGGCGGTGGTGCTACCAACCTGCCCATCTATCAGACCTTCTTCTTCGGCCCTGGCGCTTTTGCTTATGCAACTGCTCCTGCCAAGACCCCTGTTGAGACTGATCGGGACAAGTTCCTGGGTATTGATTTTCTGATCAATCGCACCCACTACCTTGTTCACCCGAACGGTATTAGCTGGAGGGGCAACCCTACCGCTGCTGCTCCCAGCAACGCTGAACTTGCAACTCCTGCCAACTGGGTCAAGGTGTTTGATGATGACCGCAACATTCGGATCACCCGGATGAGCGCCTACATCTAACCTGCTGTTTAAGACCACCATTGCCCCGGTTTTCCGGGGCTTTCCACTATCTGGCAACAAATCATGAGCGCTGGTACTTTCAGGATGCGGCGAGAAGCTGCAGAACGCGCAGTCGCTGAGGCTGCCGCTAAGCAAGCCTCTGTCAAGCAGGCTGTGGCTAAGCCCGTTGAAACAGCACCCGAGGCCGTCGAAGAGGAGGTTGTGGCTACTGTGGTGAAGCCCAAGGTCAAGCCCCCTTCCAGGCTCTCCTGAGGATGAACGATGGCCTTTGTTTCGACACTGGGGGCAACTGATGCCAACTCCTACCTGTCGGTAGCGAGGGCCACGACTCTTCTTTCCGAGCTGCCGGCGAGTGTCGGGGTGTCTGCTTGGCTGACGCTGACGACTACTCAGAAGGAGCAGAGCTTGGTTGCTGCAACGATGTCGATCAACCCTTTGCATTGGAAAGGGCAGCCTGCGGCAAGTGAGCAGAGTTTGGCTTGGCCAAGGCGAGTTGCTGCAGATTACTATTACGCTCCTGAAGACGAGCTTCCTGTTGACTTCGAGATCGGCGTTGCCTACATGGCAGCGTTTCTTGGCACCAATGGCGGCTACACCGGAATCTCTGGCACCGATGGCGGCGCCACTAGATACAAGAACAGCGAGTACGATGAAGTCACGCTTGGCGGCACGAGCGAAGGCCTAATCGTCAAGTTCAATAAAGATCAAATGTCGCAGACGGGGATGCTATTCATCCCTCCGTTCTCGATGGATATTTTTGCTAGATATATGATTCGCGGAGACTTCTATCAGCCAAAGGTTAGGCGTGAGTCAACGGCTCGCGTTGGCTATAGGGGTTTCGTCTCAACGCAGAGGCCATCAGGAGTGCGTTACATAAATGGTCAGCTTTGGCCTTATGGCGGTAGCTGGAACAATAGATTCTAACCATGTCTCTTGTTGACGACGTATTTGGATCGCTACCGGGACCGCTGATTGACCAGTGGGGAATTAGTATCGTCTATATTAAAGCGTCTCAGAATCAAACTTACGATCCCGCAACTGGCACCGTGTTTGGGAGCAGCACTGAGATTGCAGCAAGAGCTTTGCCGACAAAGCTTACGCCAAAGGAAAGGGAAGGCTTTTATCAGCAACGAATGATTAAGTTTATCATTCCAGCCGTTTACCTGGGGAACTACTATCCGCAATCAACCGATTTGATTCGCTATGCTGAAGCTGGGGTCAACCGTACTGCAAAGATCGTTGATCAAGACCAGTATCGCGGAGACAGCCCAATTATGCACATCGTTATCGCAAAGGTGAGCTAGATGCCCAGGAGATCGGCAAGGCGTGCCACGCCAGCACAACAAGCGAGAACGCTACGACAGGCCGAAAAACGCAAGGCGGAAGAGCTTGTAAAGAAATTAAAAACGCAATTGGCGAAGGGCATCCAAGGGTTTGCGGTGAAATCCATGAATTCGCTGGCGCAAGCTGGTCCTGCCTGGACAGGTGAATTTTCCGCCTCTTGGGGCTTCGCACCTGCGGGCATGACCCCCTCGACACCTGGCTCGACAGGGGAGATCTACCGATACACTAAAAATGACGTAACACTAAGAGACGTGACTGCATATCTCAAGGATGGGCGCGACAGGTTTGTTATTGTTAACACCTCTGAGCACGCAGCGTTAGCAACTGATGAAGAAGAGGGCTACTTCTTTCCATCAACTCCATTGCCTATCAAGCCGCCAGTTGAGGAGGGCTGGGGCAGGCCCGATACCCCGCACCTTAGATTTCAAATACGTTCGAGTCCAAAGATGGACAAAGGAACAGGAGGGTACGAAGAACCGACCTCAATGATTACTGCGGAAAAGTATTGGTATCAAAAGTATACCAAAGGCGGCGAGCTTCAGAATGACTTGAATATCGGATTCAAAGCTTTTTCGGATTAGGCCAAATGAACTACCAGTCTATTCGAGCAAAAATTGAAGCTCCGCTTTTGAGCGCTTACAACTCCGAGGTGCCGTCTATTCCTGTTTATTTCGATAATATAACAGCGGTTCCGCCTGATCCTCCTAAAGAGTACGTCAGAGTTAATATCATCTTTGGCTTGACGACGGAATCAACTCTTGACGGTTCCCTTGATTATGCAAGAGGAGCGTTAATTATCAGGTGCTTTGCTCCCAAGGGTAGCGGTCCAGCAAGATGCCAGCAGATGGTTGCTTTGGCGAAGGAAGTTATTGATACCCTTAATTCAACCAGGAAAACATCTACTTCCACTTACGTTCGTTTAGGCCAGATAACGGGGCCTTCTTTTCAGGCTCCCGAGGACTTCCCGCACTTTGTTGGCAGAATTGATGCTGGTTGGCAGGCAAGCGCGAAGTAATTCGCTAGCCTGTCATTAGCTGGGCAGTGCCCGCCAAGCCACTACCCCCTGACTTCCAATGGCTACCGTCCTGTCCGGCATCTCCGGCGCCCTCTACTACAAGCCCGCTGGCACCAAAGCCACCTTTGGCGAGCTTGATGTCAACGCCGCAACCGATGCCTTCTACGTTGGAACCAACATGGGTTTCCGCGTAGGTGATCCTGTCAAATTCAGCGTCGTCAACACTCAGACCGGCGGCACTGGCACTGGCACCCTTCCCTCTTCGCTGGTTGGCGCCAACACCTATTACGTGCTGACCTACAGCACCAGCACCGGCCTGATGACGATCTCCTCCACCTCTGGCGGTGCGGTGGAAGATGTCACCAACGACGGCACCGTGACTGGTGTCAACAAGTTCCAAGTTGCTTACTCAGAATTCGGCGTGGTTTCCGAAGCACGCGATTGGAGCATCGAAGTCAGCAGGGCTGAAATCGACGTTACAGCCATTGGTCAAGCCCTGGGCCAGTATGTTCCCTTCCGTCAGTACATTTCTGGTTTTGGTGACGCAAACGGAAGTGCTACTGTGTACTTCACTGATGAGGATGCTTCTTTCGCGAACCGCATCATCCAAGACGTTCTGCTGCGTAAGCAAGTTGGCGCAACGATGAAGCTTTACATGGA